AAATTTTTGTTATGAATGTACAGAGAAACTTTTCGGCCAACAATACGCAAAGAACAATGATATGGCTGGTATTGTTTCAAGAGAAGAGTATGAACAGCATGGTATGACAGCTAAGGTTCTTTGTGAGGATTGCGGTGTCATAGAAGTAGATCATAGAGGTAAGAGGATAGAAAATGCCTGAATACAAAGCAAAGATAAGAAACAAAAAGAAGGGCGTAAACGCAATAACCAAGACTATTATAGCAAGCTGTTACAGTGACGCAGAGAAAATAGTAGAGCGTGAGCTTTCTAAAGGCGAGTACGTCGATACAATAAACAACGTAAGTCATGGAGTTTTTGGATACTCCAACGCTGACGGACGTTTGAGGACAAGAGGTAGGAAACATGACTGACCGAGTGCAATTTAGATTACAGTGCTGCGGAAGAATAGTAAACAGAAAAACCTGTAGCGAAGAACCTTGTGCTATTTGTGGTAAAGAAAACCCAATATGTGCCGAGGTAGATAAAGAAGATATGGTATTTATGGCGGCTCCTGTTGGTTTTTCAGGGGATGATAAATACGAAGAGCGCGAGTGGGGGTCTTTCCAAATCCTTCTTGATGAGCCTAAAGTAAAAGTAAAGAAGATAACCGTAAAACCAGATCAAAGACTCAGCTTACAACTTCACAGAAAAAGGGAAGAGCTTTGGTATGTAATATCAGGTTTCGGTGAAATGCAGGTTGGTAGCAAGGTATTTGATATAGAATCGGGAAGAGTTATAAAAATAAACAAATACGAAGTACATAGAGTTAAGTGTGCTGGATTGAATGACTTAGTTCTGGTTGAAATACAAACTGGAATCTGTCAAGAAGACGATATAGTTAGAATTGAAGATGACTATGGACGAGAATAATATAATTGAATTTCAGTCACAATTTGTAGAGTGGCATGAAGGTATGATGGCATACTTTTTTTGGGACGAGTGTGATAGTGAACCAATAGGTTACTGGCCTACCAAAGAAGAGGCCGCACTAAAAAGAGAGAAGTACGGTGCTTGGGTTTTGAGCGACCAGTATCCAGAAGGAAACTGGGATGAATAATTTTGTAAATACGGATTTTGTGAAGCCTATGAGAGTTATAGTAATATCAGGATATTTTAATCCTATACACAGTGGACACATTGACTACATAAAGTCAGCCAAGCAAAGGGGTGACGTTCTGGTTGTAATAGTTAATAACGATAATCAAGTAAAACTAAAAGGTAGCGTTCCATTTCAGAATGAGAACGAGAGGTTCAAAATTGTTAGTAATATAAAGGGAGTTGACAGAACAGTATTGTCAATAGATGAAGATTCTACGGTTTGTGAATCACTAAGAATGGTATACAAGACCTATGAAGATGACCCATTCTTCCATCAAATGTTTTTCTGTAATGGTGGAGACAGAAAAGAAGGTGGCGTTCCTGAAGACATACTAACAGAAGAGCTTGGAATAAACATGCTGTATAATATAGGTGGTGAAAAGGTTCAATCATCTAGTGAGTTAATTAAAAATGCTGCGAAAGTGTGAAGCCTGTGGAGAAAAAGATGAATGTATAACATGTTCATCATCATTTTCTGGTCAAACTTTTGCTCTTTGCAGAAGTTGTTACGCTAATGATATATACCCATATGATTCTTTAGTTAGTAACGTCTGGTCTATAGACGGAATAAACAATGCGACAGATTGGTTTAAGACTATTGTAGAAAACAACTTAACATTCTATGGAAAGACAAAAGAGGAATTGGATTCCGATGTAAATTTTTTAGAGTATAAGTTTAACGAGGAAAACAAATGACCGAAGAAGATATAAGAAAAATATTTTCTGAAGAGCGTGATCCATTTAAGGATTTTGAGATACGCATGTGTATTATATGCGATCTGGAACAAGGTGGAAAGCTAACTGAAGAAGAAGCGTTTAAGCAAGTTAAAGAACTATACAAAGAGTTTAAGAAGTATTACAAAGATAACATAAGAGATAAAGAATGAATTTTGCTGTAATATTTAACGATGGAAGCCTATCTTTGTCCGACTTTAGAAAAGAGTGCAAGGAAGAAGGCTGGCTACCTGTAACGGTTATCAGAAGAGACAATGATGACAATGTTTATGTGCCTATATTCAAGTTTTCTGAAACTGCACACAGTTTTATGTGTAGAAATTTTAACAGAAGAGAAGTTGTAACTGGAATTATAACTCTCATTGATGAAGACTTGGAAGCTATGGAAGAAAAAGGTTGGGTCATTGAAAGGATGAAATGGCCTAGAAAATTTAAGGACAGGGATGGTTATCAATTAGATGTTGAGGTCTTTGAATTAAAAGAAAAGCCTGAACTTCGTGGATACAATAAAGCAGGGAAACTATGACTTTGAAAGATCATGGAAAATTAATGTTAGTTACTCTAGGCTGGTTTGCAACCGGATCTACAGTATTATTCACAAGTGTATGTATATATAAATACTTAACAAATATATTCTGATGTACAACTACAGAGCTAAACTCATAAGATGCGTTGATGGAGACACGGCAGACTTAGAGATTGATCTTGGCTTCTATGTCTTTACAAAGGTTAGATGTAGGCTTCATGGTGTCAATACTCCTGAAAGAGGAAAGCCGGATTTCAAAAAAGCTACCCTCATGCTGGAAAACCTAATAGCTATGCAGGTCGATGACGAAGGTTATTTTATAATCAATACACATAAAACTGGTAAATACGGAAGATGGATTGTAGACATTCCAAACGTAAATAATGTTTTAGCCGAAAAATGGCCGTATTGATTTTGAAAAAATGCTTGACATTTACAAACACTAAAATTAAAATCGGTAATACCTTATCACATTTCCGTTTTTAGCGTTTGAATAATGATTAAAAGACAAAACGTAGAATCTTATAAACAATTCAATATACTTGACCTTTTATCTCAACAGAGAAGAGCTAGTGGTAAAATACCACAAAGGGTCAGTAGCGAAGCTGTTGATAAGTATATGAAAGATAGGGTTGAAAGATTACGAGAATTGTATTCTCAACACGAGCCTGAATTGGAAAAGGTATGTGTGTATAGCGACCCAGAGGACAAGAGAAAGAACAGCTACGGATTGTTTCCCGTTGACGAAGAAGCAATCAATTCACCATTTGAGTTACCTAACTTTGAAGATTTGATGCCAAACATAGAAGATTATATTGAGGAATAAAATGAATAATAAAAGCGCAGGAAGACCTAACGATAAAAACTTATACATAGACGCTCTTATGTCAAACATAAATGTGAGCGATGAAAATAATAATGAAGACATAGTTAAAGCTCTAACTAAGCTAAATGCAAAAGAGCTTTTACTTCTTAACGCTTACTTTGCAAAGAGTAACAATGTAGACTTGAGACACTTTCTCAGAAACATTCCTGAGAAGACTGTTGCTCAAACTAGAAGATACAAAAGTATTGTAGACAGATATAACGATTTGAAAGGTAGAACCAATGAACGCATTAGAGAAGCAACCAAAAGTGAAAGGCCAGAAGAAACAAACTCAGGAGAAGAAACCAATAGCTTCCCATTCTGATTTTGTGTGCGAACAGGTTATAAAGAAACTTGGTGGCAGACCAAAGAACTTTCACTCCATAAGAGCATCAAATGTATTTGACAACAAGTGGAGGGTAGATGTTTTCTGTCACATCCAAGTTGATACTGAACTTACATCGGTTACAAATCTGAGAATAGACTATAGCTATTTCATTGCTGTTAGCGGAGATGGTGAAATACTTAGTTCAAGTCCAGACATAGACCCCAAGAACAAAATATAACAGGAGATAAAAATGCCAACAGAAAGAGAAATGGCAGAAGCCTATATCGCACAAGTTGAAAATCAACTCAAGCAGTTGAAAGATAATGTTGTAACATTAGAAAATCATTTAGAAGATTGCAGAAAAGAATTGAAGGAGAAATCTAAGGAAAAAGAAAACAAGGAGAAGTAACATGACTGAAATTCAGTTTTTACTAACACTATCACAAACAACCAAGTCCTATAATTGGTATTTGGATGGCAACAAGATTCGAGCTAAAGCTAGAAACGGTAGAGACAGAGGAGAAGTATTTGATCCTGTCACAGCTGTAGCTAGATTTACTGGACACGGAACGTATCGTGTAAACCAGCGCGGTCGAAAAGCAGCCGGAAAAGCTAATGGACTTACTACAACATTGACCTCTAATCTTATCAATGCAACAGAAGCTACAAGCAATCGTGGTATTGACCAAGTATTAAGAGGAAGAATTAGACAAACATTAAATCTATAGATTGAACCTTTACTATTTTAGGAGACTAGCATGAAAAAGAATCATGTCGTCACAGTTGCAACTATTTTGACAGTAGTTAATTTACTCATTTTACAGCAATGGCAAATATCTAATTTGGATAACCAATTAGAGATTTCCGATATGCGTGCTAAGGTAAACACAGAGTTTGCCGATGAGTTACTTTGGCTACAACTTAACGATGTTCAGAAAATGGCAGAAGAAAATTTGATTGCTCAAGGTCGAATTGAAGGCATGGTTAATTACTATGCTCAAGATTCAGAAGATCGTCAGCACATTGATAACTTGTGGCATGAAGGTTACATGCGTGGTCTATCTCAGGTTGACTGGGAATACGATGCAATTAGCGAAGTTAATTTCAATAAGGGATACAGAGAGGCTATTGAAACAGCCTTCCCTGATGGTAAATACCCTAGCTTTGTGAATCTTCCTCCTAGAGAAGTAAACAACAACGCTATTGCCGAACCTGAATTTGACAAAAAGTCTGAAGGACTTAAAGATAATCTTGAAGTCATCGACTCTTTGAACGATAAGATTAAAGAGGTAAAAGACTCAGAATAAAACTATCCTGAGTTAATAGGCGGGTTAGGTTTAGGCTTAACTCGCCTTTTTTTGGCTGGTTTGTTTACATTTAACGTGCAAACATCCTGATACTAATGCCAGCCTTGCCTCGTTCGTCTAGTGGACTAGGACATCGGCTTTTCACGCCGAAGACAGGAGTTCAATTCTCCTACGAGGTACTTAATTAAAATGGGCAAGAAGGATTTAACATGCTAGAAGTCCTCATAACAGACAAAATATTAAAAGAAGCAGAATCAAGAAATCAAAAGTATTATGAACAATTTGGTAATACTGGGACTCATAGAACAAACAAGCACAGGCAAAGGATGACTGGTTATTTGGCAGAGGCTTGTATAAGAGATCAGTTTCCTGAAATTGTGTATAGCGATGATTATTTAGTAGATTTCGTTCTAGGGCAAAGCACAATAGATTCAAAAGCTCAAGGCTGTAACACAAAACCTCTAAATTATTATTCAGCAACCCTTTACGAAGAACAAAAAAATAGAAATACAGATTATTACATATTCAGTAGAGTAAAGAATGATTTTACTAAGGCGTGGATATGTGGCATAATATCTAAAAATAAATTTTTTCAAACAGCAACGCTCAAGCAAGCAGGACATAAAACTAATAATTTTACTTACGATCAAAGTAGATATGAAGTAGAGTACAAAAGTTTAGGAAACATGCACGCTTTCTTGGATTGGCACAACAAAACAGAATGAAACCTTCAAACTCTTTCACGAGAAAAATATAGAAACTATGGGCTTGTAGCTCAGTTGGTTAGAGCAGGGGACTCATAATCCCTTTGTCGTGGGTTCAAGTCCTACCAAGCCTACTACTTTTAATGGAGAAATAAGATGTATAGATTTTTGAATTATGTCAACAGGAAGTGGAACAACAGTATATTTTTATTTCACGACCTTGCTACAAAAACTAAAGTGTCATGGCTTGTTAAGCTAAGTATTTGGGCGCATGATAAAATGATTTGGGAGCTACCTGAAAGGCTACAACTCATTGGAGGTGTTAGCATGGTGGAGCATCGTTTACAGAATGAATTGCGATTAGCCAATCATCAAGTTGAGTATTGGATGAACTATGCTGGTGAATTGCAAGATGAATTGTTAGACATGATTCCAGAAGTAGAAGAAGAAAAAGAAACTGAACTTCTAGTGGCGAGTATTAAATGATAGCTATTGTTAAATGGTTCCTTAGTTGCTGTGGAAGGGTAGTAAAAGGGGACAACAAACCTATATGGTGCATAAAATGTGGTGAGCATGACATAGAGGTAACGGAGTTTACCGAAGATTCATTGCTTCCATGTCCCTTTTGTGGTGGCAAACCAATGGCTGAATCATTGTCGGGTATGTATTGGTATGAGTGCGAAGACTGTACAGCTTCTTCTGGTCATGCAGACGACTGGGTAAAAGCAAAACAAAATTGGAACATGAGAGGTAGAGTTTTTTGAATGAATTTTTTGTTTGATGTTGATGGAACACTCACACCTGCAAGAAAACCTATGATTGATGAGTTCAGAAGGTTTTTTGGTCACTGGGTTGTAAAGCAACAAACCAACAGTAATAAGGTTTTTCTTGTTACAGGTTCAGATAAAGACAAAACGATAGAACAAGTAGGACTCCCTCTATGGAGACTTGTTGATGGCTCTTACCAGTGTTCTGGAAACCAACTCTACAAAAGAGGTCGATTGGTAAAAGAATCAAACTGGTTGATGTCTGCCGAGCTAAGATTAGACATATTAAATATTTTAGAGAAAAGCAGATGGTATGGTCGTGCTGAAAATAATATAGAAGAACGAACGGGGATGGTAAATATATCCGCAGTAGGACGGTCTTGCGACAAATTATTGAGAAGAGAGTATTTTGAATGGGACAAGAGAAA